AATGTGTAGCGCGATTTCCTCCAGTGGTTCACCTGCCACGGCGGCAGCGTCTCCCACCATTTCAAGTCCTTCACCAGTCGCAAGAACTGATCCCCCAAGCGTCTGCAAAAGCTTCGACGCTTTCATGACTTCCGCCGGCTCAAATGGAGTGCGGACAGAGAACGCTTCTAACTCCTTCATTCGATCTGCGGCGGCACCAGCACTGCCCAAAAGCTGCTCAAAAGCAGTTCCAAGCATCTCCAACGATGCTGCCTCGGCACTGGCATTTTTTAAGATCGAGATACCTGCACCGATTCCAATGATCGGAGCCATGATCGCCATCAGCTTCACGAACGGGGCGAGCATCGCTCTCCCAGCGTTCGCAAAACCGCGAGTCATGCCTTTGAATCCTGCGCTGATCTTTTTAAAACCAGCGTGGACGGCGGTGGCTGAAAAGCCGACTACAATTTGTGCCCCGATTGCCATTGTTCTTTGATGCGTTCAAATGCCTTCGTCAGCTCCGTGTCCTCGTCGTAGTGCGCCCATTCCATGACGACACCTTGAGAGACTAGATGAGCGTGGAGGATCTGGTTGATTTCATAAAGTGGAGTTTCGTATTTGATCTCGTAAGGAGTATATCCGACCTGTCCTAAGACGTAAACTGCGAGAGCGGCGAACGATGGATTCACGCCACCCTCGCCTTGGCTTTTCCCCTTGGCTTAGCCTCGCTGCTCCTCGTTTTTGCAATTTCGTTTTCGGTGTGTTGCTGGATCTGACTGATCTTCTCTTCATCGAGAGTCGCGGCGAATCGAATGATTTCCTTGCGCCAATCTTCATCGGCAATCGCAAGGATCGTTTCAATGTCGTGAGTCATCACGAACATCAGCTCGTTGACCTCGGACATTTTCGGCGTAAAGCTTCCGCCCTTTGCATAGCGGTTCCCTTTCTCCTCAAGCACCTGGCCAATAGCCAAGGTGAATGGCTGGAGCGTGATTCCGTTCTTTTCTTTCGGCATGGAATACATGCCCTCGTCTAGTTGCGTTTCTCGGTTCATATCGTTTATCCGTTGAGTCGTGAAATTAGTTCGTTGGCAATGCGTTTCGGTGTCGAAGAGTTCACTTTCGTCACTGCCTTGCCTTTTGTCATGAGAATGTCGGGAGACTTCGCTGCCTCCAGATAGTCCAGCCAGCAGGTGTCGCGGTTGTAGGCAAACGCGAAGATATAACCTGCCAAGTCGTCAGTGTGACGAGCGACAAAAGCCGGAATATCCTCAATCTTGCGCGGTGCATCGGGTGGACGCTGCGACAATCGACCTAGCCACACATGCGCGTAGTCAAGCCAGTCAGTAGCCTTGTGGCATCCACCAGGCGCGTCCTTGATGAATGCCATCACGGCTTTCATCGGGTGTCCGCTAGGTGCCTTCTCCGGCCTCGTCCAATACCCCATGAGAACGCTCGTGTCGTATCGTCCATCGGTGCTTTTTGCGAGCAGGTGGAAGCTTGCATACTGCGTCCCATCCTCCTTGAGAATGAGGTCAACAGGACGTTGAGGATGCGGAGGCACCCCCATCGTCTTGAGAGTCGCAGCCAGCTTGATGTCACCCGTAGCGTGTGACCTTTGGCCGATTAGATTTGAGCGTTTCATGAGTGTTCAGCTTTTAGCTGAGCGGGACAAGTGGCAGGTAGAGCAGAGTCAGAGACCCAGTTTCAAAGTCGCTGTTGCTACGTTCAAGCGATCCGCCAGTCACCACGGTTCCAGCGGTTCCGGTCGGAGTGACGGAAAGGTTTTGGTCGTTTAGACTGAGTGATCCGTCTGACTCGTTGGCAAGCGTCAAAACGTCAGCAATGGCAACAGCCATCCCCGTCGTCTTGTCAGCGACAACGCCAGATGCGGAGACTTCGGTAGACTCCTCAAAGATGGCAAGGGCAACAGATTCCCCTTGATGGTTCTTCCCTCGTGCTTGCTCGGAAGAATAGGTGTAGGACAGGCTTGCGATGTGCAAGTCGGTGGCGGCTGTGTCATCGACAGCTCCAAATCGGGCGGTTCCAAATACGGTGGCAGACATAATAAAAAATGGTTATTCGTTGCAGCAGGTTATTCTCATTTCGACAGTCGAAGACCTGCGGCCGTCCTCGGTGCCAGTTGTTCCAGTGTTTCCTTTTGATTCCCAAACGCTGATCCCTAGCAACCCGTCCATGAACGCGACGGCGTTGTAATCGGCAGCGATCTCGTAAAGTGCTTCAGCGTAGGAGTTGTGAGTCGTTCCCGTGGTCGCCAAGTCGTCATCCCCCGTTGCGCATGGAGTCGTTTCGATTTTCAACTCAATCGTCAGCGGGTGCATGACACCGCGCAAAACCGGATGCTCTTCAGCTCCGGTGCAGCTAATCGTCAAAAGCGGGTAGCTTTTCACCGAGTCCTCAGTCGGAGTAACAATCGTCCACTCGTCCACGACAGGGTAAGACGAATTGCGAGATGCAACCCATGCCTTGACTGCTTCTATGGCTCGGTCGGTGATCATTTCAGTGCTTTCCTGACTGCCATCTTGTATTCGTTGAGAACCTTTTTCGCTGCCCAATAGTAGTTTTTCCGAATCTCGGAAACCGAAAGGACGTTCTTATCAGACGAATATCGAAGTCGGTTTGTGAGTGTGATGGTGGGGTTGAAATCGTTCCCGCTCTTTTTAGCTGTGCCAAAATGAGAGTGCTTTTTCGCGTAGCTCAACAGGTTTTTGCCAGTTGCTTTGACACCAGGAGCAAAAGCGGCAGCGGCATCGGCGGCACCCAGCCAAGCACCTTTTGCCATACCTGCTTTTTTGTTCTTTATGACAAGTGCAGCTTTGAAAGTTCTAGCAGAGCAGCACGCAAGCTCTGATATATGAGTTCCCTTTGGCGTCCTTCCCCTTCTGCGTGTCCTGCGAACTTCCACCCAGTCAATCACATCTTGAGGAGTTGATAGAAACCTTGAGACAGGCATGGATATGATTTTTCCCTTGGACCTAAGTTTCCCGTCAACAGCCATCCCGACGACTGTTTTTCGAGTCTTCTTGATTCCAACCAAGGGGATGACCACGTTCCGCATGTCCGCTTGGATTGCGAGCATCTGAGCCTTCTTAGGAGGATTCTCAGGCTTAGGCCGAACTTTGTTGCTTTGACCTCCGTATGCCTGAGTTGACACGGCATTTTCCCTCCCTAGCTGAACAGCTAGTGCAGCAACAGCTTGACGCGTCGTGTGGCCGAAACGCTTCGATGCCTTCTCGATGTCCCGAGAAAGCTTCGCTTCGTCAATACCAAGTCGAATCACGCGTTAAGGAAAGCCTTAACGCAAAGCAATTGCAAGTGTAAATAAATTGCGTTATTGATTCGGTCGATCCGTGTCTTCAACCAGCCTTTTGACTTTTACCACATCTCCGCAGCGTCCGGGGCGGTATTTTGAACTAGGACGGCGAATCACTGCGCCTTCTCCTCCATTTGATACGATCTCAAGTTCAAACGTGTTTAGGTCATCGTTACCAGTGCAAACTAAATGCTTCACCTTTTCTACGTGACTAGGGAAATCAATACTTTCAATCAGAGCAATTCTGTCCTCAACGATCATACGGTGATCGGCTACGTCGAAAACCATAAATTTAACGCCGCTCCAGTCGCCCCGCTTGCTTCTCGTTACCGAGACCAGTTCGTTGAATGTCCCGCGCCCCATCCACAGTTCGCCATCCAGTCGGATGTTCGGCATCTTTGCCTTGAACCACTTTGGAGCATTGAAAAGCTTTCCTTGGCGACTGATGAACTCTTCACCATTCCAAATGCAGCGAAACCCGTCAAACTTCTCTGACATTAGCCATCCAGTAGGATCGGCTGGGATCTCGGTGGTCAGAAGTGCTGCGCTCATGCGGTGAAGCTATTCACACCCCAGCCAGCAATCAAGCACTTTCCGTAGTAGAAATTAAATTTATTGTGACAGCATGCTGCCCCTTGCTGATGCGGTCGATGCGGTAGGTTTTGCCTCTCACCGTGGCTACCTTGCCTTGGTAAGTCTTCGGATCGGCTGGGTAGGAGGCGAGGAAATCAGAGGCTCGGACGACAACCGAAATTGCCTCAGATACTTCAAACCCTCCGACCTCGTAATCCCGGTCCAGTTCCAACTCACCAACGACGCCAGAAACAGCGTCACCAGTTCCAATCGCAATCGTCTCGCCTCCAATCACCGTCTTTGCAGCGAGGAATTGAGAATCAGCGAATGTGGTGAGCAGTGACATATCCTTAAAAAAACACCCCGCCGCCTAGGAGACGGCGGGGTGAACCCATGCAATGACCAGCAGTTAGTCGGAAGAGTTAGAAGTGGTTTTCTTGGCGGCTTTCTTGGCAGGCTTCACGAACTTACGGCTGCGAGTCCGTCCGTTTCCTGTCTCGATAACCTCAAGCTGATCGAAGCCCATGCCATCGCTGGCCTTGAACTCCTTACGAATCTCACGAGGATCACCATCGAGGACAAGCTCGCGCTTGTCTCCTTTGGTGCCGATAAGTAGTGCGTATCCAGCCATTTTCTCAGAGTGCTAAGATTAGGCAGACACGAGGCGTTTGATTCCGGCAGCAAGTCCGGTTTCGTAGCCGTAAACGCATTCCATGACAGTGCGGCGATTGCCGTAGTCTTCAGAATACCAGTCGCGGAGACCAAGGGTGATTCCACCTTCGCCAACGACAGCTTCAGCACGCTCATACTTGTTGCCAGCTTGGGGCATCAGGTAGCGGAAGGCTGCGGCGATTCCCGATCCATCGGTTGCAAATCCAACCAGGTTCTCACCGTTGGCTGGGATGATGTTCGATGGGATGATCGAGAATCCGTGGAGCATTGGAATATTACCGCTCATGATGGCATTGTAGCCATATCCAGAGGTGTCCTTGATCGCTCCCGTCTTGCGAAGTGCGGTGATGTAAGCGTTGCTCAGAACAAGGTAGCGTCCATCGGTCGGCATGTCGGCATCATCGCAAGCATCGGCGATGTCAGCAACGTCGTCTTCATCGAAGGTAGAAGCGGCTCCGGTAAAGGCAGCAGCACCAAAGTTTGCATTGGTGATCTCGCTGAAGATGTCTTGAACGACAGTCTTTGCAAGAAGGTTGCCCTTGCGGACTCCATAACGCTCAAGAACGAGCGCGGAGCTGTTTGCGACTTCGATGTCGTCAGCGCCCATCGAGACATACTTGTGCTTGTTCAGCACGATCTCAACGGCATCAGAGTCGATGTCTTGGATGGTGTAAGCGCCACCAACGGCCTTGTCAGCAGCGGCATCGAGAGCCGATGCGAGGCGAGGAACGGAGACGCGATCACCCTTGCGAGCAGCGTCGTCAGAGAAAAGAGTATTGAGAGCCGCCATCGGTGCGATTGCAGCGGTGAACCCTTGAATGACACCACGCGAGATGATGTCGTCTTGAATACCAGTAGTGGAATTAGCCATAATTCAGTTTGATTGAAGATTACTTGCCGCTCTTGATTTCGTCGGAGTATTTGTCCCAGAACGCTGCGGCGGCGCGTGGGTTGGTGCTTTGAAGGTTCCGATACTCCTCATATCGTGAAGTTTGCGGTTCGTCGCTGGAGTTGTCCTCAATCGGAGGATGACCTGCAGTGGCGAGTTGAGCGGTAACGAGCTTGTTGATCGCTTCTGGAGTCGTCTTGGCTTGCTCGGCAACGAGAAGATCCTTGGCCTCGTTGAGCGCCTTGGTTTCTGCTTCCAGCTTGCCAGTAATCTCAGCCAATTCGGTCTTGGCGTTTTCTATCTCGGCTTTCAGTCCGGTGATTTCCTCGGCAGCATTGGTGACAAGGCTTTTCGCCTCCTCAAGTTCTGCTGTCAAAGTGGCGGCATCCGATTCTGCAAGCTCAAGCTTTGCGACTAAATCGGCATCAGGGCGAAGTTTGTCTAAGAGACTCATAATGCAGTTGGATTGCTTTTGCACTAAATTTGCGTTATCGTCAACAGAATTATTTCCGGCGCGATTTCCGATCATCCGTTCAAGGATGCTTGGGTTGCGCTCTTTCTTCGGTGCATCGTAGACTTCATCAACGAATCCGTAGCGCAAAGCTGTAGCGGCATTCATCACAAGCTCTTTGCGCATGCAGGTGCGGATTGCGTCTTTGTCCTGACCAGTCTTCATCGCGTAGATGCTAGCCAGCTCGTCCGAAACCTGTTCAAGATCGTTCATGACTTGCCGGAATCGGTCGGCATCACCCTTCACGGATGCTTGCGCGTCGTGGATCATGAACGTCCCTCCATCGACCATACGAACCTTGTCGGCGGCCATGGCAATGACTGATCCCATGCTGGCAGCAGTTTGGGTGATATTTGCGACAACCTGCACCCCACGCTCCCGGAGAGCCATGAGTGTTTTGTAGAGTCGATAGCCTTCAGCTACGCTCCCGCCTACGCTGTCAATTTCCAGTTCAAGCGTCTCAAGAGCGTCGGTGGCAGTTGCCACAATCTCCCCGTTTGTCCACTCGTTACGAACTGCATCGTCACCGTAAAGCGTGGCAATCTTGTCGATGAGTGGATCAATCAGTCCCTTTGTCACCACATCATCAAGGCGAACCTTGGCGGATCGGTTTTCAATTTGGATTAGGCTCATTTGTCGAAGTTTGTTGGTTGGTTTGGCTCATTTCGTTCGCCGTGAGCATCACAATTTCGCGTGATTCGATTGGAGCGGCTCCGAGTGCTTCCAGTTCCTTGTTTGCCTCCATCACGGCTATCTTCTGCCGTTTGAGTGTGGCAATACGGTCCTTCAAATGTTGCTCCTCGGTTTTGCCTTCGGCCTCAAGGATTGTTCCAAGGTTGATCGAACCAAGGCGGAAACCTTCAGCCATTGCCTTAGACTCTCTCCCATCATCGACTGATAGGCGCGGCGGTTTCGTGAACCTCCATGAAAGAGGGGCGTTGAGCCGTGGCACATCACCCTTCTCGATGCCGTAGGCAATCGCGTAGGTAGTCGTGCGCTTGGCAAGGTAGTCGAGGAGCTTCTGGCGAGCCTCGATGGCGCGTCGTGCGCGGATGATCTCGCCACGTTCGGCGGTTCCTTGTCCGGTCGGTTTCCAGACGAGCGAGTAAGACCACCCGACACCGATTACAGCCTCACGAATCATCCGGTCGTGGAAGGATTCCCAAACTTCCCCAGGTGAGTCATGTTTGATCTGCTCCAGCTTCTCGCCTTGGTTCGCCGTCAGGTAGTAAATGCCCTGTTGGTTCTCGTAAACTCCCTTGGTGCCGTTGCAGTCGGTTTCGCCACCGAGCGCGTAGGCTGGATCATTCAAATCCGGCCCTCCCATCTCGTTGGTGACGATCAACCCGAGGCCGGAAAGGATTGCCTGACGCCTCCGCTCGTCCTCGGTGGACTGGAGGCAGTGCTTCAGATCCTCAAGAGCATGAGTGAACGCTGGCAAACCTCTCCCTTGATCCTGATAGCGAGGGTTGAAAAGGTGGATCAGCGACGATGCAGGGATGTCCTCGTAGTTTTCCCGGTCGGAATAGACTCGGTAAGCAATCGGTCGGTTGCGGCGGTTGTAGATGATGCCGTCATGGAGTCGCGCACCTTTGAACTTGCCGCTTTCCACGGTTGTTTCATTGGATTCTGAGCGAATCTTGTGACCTGCGATGACCTGGATGAGAGGGAATCCGGTCTCGTTCGACTCGGTGAGCAAAACGAACGTCTCGCCTTCGCGGTCGATGGCAATCGAGGCGAGGATCAGTAATTGATTCCAGTCGTAAACACCACCGCGAACGTCGCAGTTCGGATACCAGACGTTAGAAAGCCATGATTCGGCCTCGTCGCCGGCGGCAACGTCTGAACCGCCGTATTCTGGCAGGTAGGCACTCCCAACGGAGTATTCTGCCTTTTGGTCAATCGCAGCTCGTGGCACCCCTTTGTTGGTGTATAGCCGCTGGGACAGCGAAACCAACGTGAGTCGGTCGGATGGCGGAATCAGTTCGTCAATCGAGCACGAGCGCGTCCAGTATTGAGGACCACGAACCCGTGATCGGTCGGATGCATGGGCGAACTTCTGCGCGATGGTGACGGGTTGCCCGAATTCGTTGAGGATAGCCATGGTCAGAAGATCGGGGTTGTCGTGCTGGAAACCCTAGCGTCGGCATCGAGCATGGAGATGAGGCACCCCAGCATGTTGAGCCTCTCGCGCTTCGTGGTGCTGCGTGATCCTCCATAAGTCTGCCCGTTGACCGTCGCGCTCGTCAGGTCGAATCCGAAATCGTCCGTTGTCAGCGATGCCACGACAAGCGACTTGTGCTCAGTCCTAATCTGAGCCACAACCGCCGGATCGTCCTTGATGGCGATATACGCTCGTCTCGCTTCGGAAAACGCTCCCATGCCGCAAATAGATTACAAATGCAACCGAATTGCAAGAGTAGAATTTTTGCAACAAAAAAGCCCGACTCCGGGGGGTGGAGTCGGGCGGGGGGATGGGGGAAATCAGCCTACGCTTTTCCGGCCATTTCAAGCCTGATAAGCTTATTGCATGCGCGAGTCACCGCCTCCTCTTTCGTCTTACCGATGCCGTGTAGGTGGAAAACCTGAATCTCATCACCATCTCTATGGTGTGAAACCTTCTTTGTCACTTGGTTGTAAACCGGAATCCTCATTGGACGGTTCCGGTATTGCCCGACTTGAAAAGCTAGCGCAGTGTTCCGTGTTCTCAGCACGTGGCGAACTACGAGTCCCGATTGGTCGGTGTATTCCTCGTAAATATGAGCGCCGTCTTCTAGTTTGTTTTGGTTGATGGTCATTGTCTTGGTTGTTTTGGTATTGTTTGTTTGTCTGGAAATTGCGCCCCGATTTCCGACTCGGGGCCACGTCGGTAGTTTGGACCTTACTACAGGGTCAGCCGATCACGGACTTGTCGGACTCGCAACTAGGTTTTAACGACTAACGCTGTCGTGAGGCATTGGACTCGACGCCTGTTTCAGTCGTCTAAACGCCTTACCTCAAACCAACCCCCGGCCATGTCGCTCACGCACTCTCGATACCGGAGGTTGAACTGGCGTGCCCTTACTGCGGAGGCTGGTTTGAAGTCACATACTTTAACCGGCATGTTAGCGGCTGAAATTGAACCCCCACAGGCGGCGGGTTGGCTAGGGCGTCCCCATCGTCGCCAACCTCCGGGCATGGAGCCCGTTAACCGCCTGCGGAGGAAAGTAGCGGGGGATTGAACCCCGATTGAAAAGTTAGGCGAATCCGATCCAGAATCCGTCTTCGTAAAAAGGGTTAAAGTGTTCCCCACGTTGCCAGCTAGGCTGACGACCGTTTTTCTTGGCAGCCTTGCCTTCAAGGATACCAAACTTGAAGCTGCGCGAATTAGCTTCCTGTTGGGTTTCACCTTCGATACGACGCGCTTGGAAAGGCTGTGTCGTTTGGCCTGTAGCAGTTGTTGCTGACATGCACGAGAGATACGGGACGGAACGGGATTACGCAAGAATAAATTTAATTATTTTCATTCACCCTCCTTTTCACCCCTCGCCTAGTCGCGTAAATCACCGTCCCTTCCCATCTGACGCCACCTTTCCCGCCGCCTAGAGTCGCAACGTGGAATCCGTGGCACGCCTCGCAACGATAGACTCCTAGGCGGCACTTGTAAGCCTTAGCCCTAGCCTCCGCTGCTTCCTTGAATCGCGGACCTAGGTCATCTTTTCCGTGGCAACTGGCATTCACTTTTCTGGTGGGTCAACGCTTTCGCTTCCCTCAAACAAGTGGAACATTAAGGCTGCTGCTACTTGGTATACTTCCCCGTCCCAGAGATGATTGGCCTTGTGCTTCCGGTTCGTCCACTTGTATTTGGTTCTCGTCGATCCCGCCGTTTTGAACGGTTCTCGGACCTCGGCTTTCATGTGCGCGTGATACGCCTTGCTCGCATCCGGCAGCACTTCAAACGGCATCCCTTGCCTGTTCACGAGTCGCCACAAAATGTCGCGCACTGGGTTTGCCGCAATGCCGATCCAGCGGTTCTGTCCTCCTCTTGACGCCTGGGACTTCCGGTTGACTCGTGAATAGAGACGCTCGCTTGCCTTAGTGTTGCCTTTCTGGTCCCACGCGAAGAAGTCTCGGTCTTCGCCACGGATTCCGGTCCAGTCGTTGTCAGAGCAAAGCTGGAGCGTTTCCGGCATCTCGAAGGAAACGTCCATGAATACATGCGCGTCGAGCACTCCAAACTTCTCCTGTATCGCTCGGATTTCCGGCTCTTTGCCTCCCTTGCCGGGAATGTATCCCTCCCAAAGCATCGTGGACCACTGCCCTTTCGACCATGCGCGAATGACAGCCCAAAAGTGATCTCCTCCCTTGTCAATCGTCATGAATCGGTGGGTCTCACCTGGAAGTTTCGCCTTCGGATTCTTCTCGATTTCCTCCTTCGTCCTTTGAGATTTCAGCACCGACTTCCGCTCAATCGCCATGTTCTCGTCCCAAGGTCGAGCGTCTCGCTTTTGTGTGAGCTGCCTCCATCGGGTAACGTCTCCGGCTTGTAGCTGAGCCTTGGCTTGCAACTCCTCCAGCACATACTCACGCCACGGAATCCACCAGATGGCAAACGCATGAACGTGGAACCCTCGATACCCGTTTAGCCCACCTCCCGCTGAAATGTATTTCGCGGAGTTGGTCAGCGTTCGGCGGTTCAAAGGATTGTCGGGGTATTCATGCTCGCAGCTCGGACAGACTAGGCGCGTGGTGTCCGCGCTGGCTTGCTGGTCGATGGCACCATCCTCTCCCTTGATTCTATCGTATTTCCGCTGACTCCGGTCGTATGCGTGGAACTCGTGGCATTCCTGACACTGCCATGACCACTCGGCGCGGTCGGTTTTGGCGAACTCCTGACTCAGTTCATCGCCCTCGTAACCGCCTTGGCTGACAAGGTAAAACCTCCGGTTCCATCGGTTGTGATGCCGCCCAAGGAACTCCCGCACAAGGCCGGGATTCCACGCCCACACCTCATCACCGTAGCCCCAGCGAATCGACTTCTCTTGGAAGTTCGACATGTTCGCGCCGCCGAAAAGCATCGGCATGTGCGGCCAGATGATTTCCGTCTTCCGCGCCTTGCTTCGGTCTTGCGGCCAAAGATGCTTCAGAGCCTCGCAACTCTTCATCGCCGGCATTGCTCGAGACTCCACCCAAAACTTAGCGTCAGGGTCGGTCTGCGATGCGTAGAGGAACGGGCCAGGATCTTCCGCCACGATGTAGGGACAAAGACCCTCGGCAATCGTGGACTTCCCTGATCCGGTCGGAGCCATCACCACTATCTCATGCACCGAGTTGTCCGCCGCCAGTTCAAGCGGCTCACGCCACCATGGAGTCTGCTCGATGTCGAAGAATGCTGACCTCTCCGAGTTTGAAATCCTCACGTTCTTCGCCATCCACTCAGGAGGCGTCAGTTTTGACGGAGGCCGATAAGCGGCACGATACCATTCACTCATAATTCTGCTCCTGTGAATGGATCAAACTTCCATTTCTTACCGTCCATCAAACCAAGCGAAAATCTGATGATCATTTGCATTTCTGGTGTGTCTTTCCAGAACTCACTCAGAGCGTCAGCGGTCATCTCCATATTGTTGCGCAATACTGGTCTGAATGCTTTTTGCATATCGGCCTCGTCTAGACCCACTCCTTTCGGCGGAAGATCGTTCTCAAGCTTGATAAAAGCAGCCCTATCCGCGTTTGCTATCCGAATGTCCCGCTCTGCAACTTCGTGTCTCGATATCAGCTCACTTCGCTCCTGCCGAAACTTCAAACCCTCGCGCAACCCGCTGATCTGGATCTTCCGCATCTGAGCAATCTGCGGAGTAGGTGCCGACGATAGCTCGACCTCCAGTTGCTCCAACGTCAGAGGCTTCCCCTCCGAGTCTTCCGCCGTCGGGACTGTCTGGCTGTTCGCCTTCGAGTCGTTCTTCTTCCGCCGAGCCGCAACCCACTTCGACATCTCCGCATCGTTGAAAGGATTCACCCCCTCAGCCTTCGCGTAGTCGCATATTGCTCGCGTGATATTGTGGATTCCGCAGATCTCTTTGTATGTTCGTTTTGGCATTTCGTTGGTGCTGAGTAGGTCTCTAATCCCGATGCGTCCTTATTGCAAGATTGAAACGCTCGTTTTAACCGAGCGACGAAG